GGCAGGCCGTCACTGGAAAAAGTCGCTGCGCCGAGGGGCAGCAGCATAAGGGTCATGCAAAATATGACCAGTAGGTTTTTCATGGCGTCTACTCCTTTGTTAATTCGGTGACTCAACAACCACGGAGCCTTCCGCGATTGCATCCGCGTGCTCTCCCAGCACGAACGGATCGTCTGAGCGTAAAATTGTTGGATTGTCTACTGTGCCGGGCTTAAAGGCTTCGCCATTGCCCGGGTTCCCCTGAGGGCCTGATCCACTCGCGCCAGTGCCGTCAAAAGCACTCGCAAACACTGGGTCCTGCCTGAATTCGCTCACCAGGTCAGTAATGGTCATGTCCCGCGCATCCGAATTAACACGGGGGTTTCCGGCCTCATCGAGGACCTGGGCTATAAAAGCCCCTTGCGAGTTTTTGACCATCTGGACCTTGCTGCGAATGTGTGGCAGCAGCAATGTTGAATTGCCCTTGACCTCAGGCAGGGACAGAACCCTCTGCACTTCTTTGTCTACAAGCACTTCCTTGAGCTGGCCGGTAAGTGAGTCAATTTCATCCTGCATGCCTTTCTTTTCCTTGCCATGGGTGTCGGACAGCTGCGTCCTGATTGACTCGATCTTTGCCTGGGCCAGCTTTTCAGCTTCGCTTTTCGGGTCAAGTTTGCTAAGCGTGTCAAGCTGCGAAAGTAACTCCCTTACTTTGTCCGGGTTTTCAACGCCGGATTCAGCCCAGGATTTCAAATCCTTTTCGGCCTTGTCCGCCCTTGCCCGCTCTTTGCCCAGGGCCGATTTGAGCCCAGTAACGTCCTCGATCCCGCCCTCAACGTCCAGCATGAACTTCCCGTCCTTCTGAACGTACAAGCTCCGGATAGCTTCCGGAATCTCTTCTTGTGTGCTGTAGAACTTTTTCAGTGCCATTCTGCAAGCCTCCCGCTTGTGTAAATTTATGCGGAATCCCTCCGCGTTTTTGTGCTTCTACTAAGGGGGAGTTTTTGCCGAAAACGGCAGAACTCAATTTTCTTCTTTGAACGCCCTAGCCCACTCTGATGCGTATTTTGTCTTTAATACGCGCGCGGGGATCGGCTTCCCGTCACCAGTCACCATGTCGCGTAAACCGAGCTTTGAATTTCGCCATAGTTGCGCCTTCTGCTTCCCCAGGATCTCGTCAGCAAACCCGGGCCGTTTTTGGTCCATTTCCTTGAGCCAGGGTTCGAACTTTGTCCCGCGGTCAACCGACCCGAACATGCTTGAGCGTTTTCCCGCTTTCCGGATTGCGTCCTGTTTCGCTTTGGGTAGCCCGTCATAATCAGCCAAGAGAGGCATAGACCTGGACCGGCACTGGTAATGCACAGACCCCGGTCCCTCCAACCAGGGCAGGCTATGCCCGATCGGCTCCATGTCCAGGGTGTATTCCAGGCCGTCCCGGACTGCACATATTTCCGTTGTGCGGTTGTCCAGGGTGGAAAGCCAGACAAAGCCTTTCACCACATCGTCATTTTCCCTGTAAGTGGCTTCAGCGGATCTGTTTGCAACCGTCTGCATAGACGTCCGGATCAGGGAAGCCGCTTCCCTGGTGCTTGCGGTCAATATTCCATCAGTGAATTGCATTTCCCGAGTGCCCCGCACAGAACGCAGCATCTTTCCCAAGGTGTCGCCCCTGAGCAAGTGCATCCGGATTGTGTCCTTGAACTTGTTTGTGAGCCTCACACCTTCACGGGTCCAGAATTCCTTTGAGGGAGCGCCCAGCACCATTACATCTGAAACGATCTTTTCCATGGTTGAAGCAGGCAGAGCGACCGAGGCTATTTCAACCCCGACCGCTCTGTTAATGGCTTGACGGGAAAATTCTGCCTCCATGGCTGCGGCGTCCTTTAATTCAGGACGCATCCGCTTGTCAATTTCCCTGTAACCTTCTGCTATAACCTGTTCGGCTCGTTCAAACAGTTTCTGCGCCCGCTTCATTTTGAAAGACATTCGGGTCGGCTCGGTCGGATCAAAGCGCGCGAGTTCTCCGGCCAAGTCAGACCGCATGCGCTTAAAATATTTCATGATCTGGTGAATTGACTCCAGCTTCACCTTTTCCAGGTTGACTGCGTGCATTGTGTGGTAATAATGCAGCTTGTTTGCGGCGTTCACTCTGCCTGATCCTCGCTTTCTTCATCCTCTCCGGCACCGTTTCCCAGCCAGTTAAGCGCCTGCTCGATCTTGATCTGCTCCAGCTCCTCGTTAATGTCCAGGGTCTCCTCAAGCAGGTTTCTGCGTTTCAGTTCCTGCAAATAGGTACGAGTGGAGAGCTTCCCGGCCTGAGTGGACTCAAGCAGCAGCGTGTTGTTCCCGGCATCCGCTTCCAGGATTCCAAAGTCGGAGTTGATTATTACTGCTGGGGCGGGGTCTTTGCTTCCGACCCACTCCGCGTTTAATACATACCCGTTTTCCAGGGCGTCTTTCAGGCTCTTGGAATCAGACTGAAGCTCGGACTGGCTATTTGCTGTGTTTATCCCGGCTTCTGTTGCTGTAATGCTGCCTGTTTTCTTGATGGCCATTTTCTTACCGGTCTGCTGCATTTCAACCTTGAGTCGTTCCAGGTCGTTTGCTCCGGCATCAATTGCCTGGCCGGAATGCTCCACATACCACATCTTCGCCTCGGGCCGGGTGCTGCCCTGGTGCGTGTTCGGGCTAATCACAATATCCTTGTCTGTCTCCTTGAAAAATCCTGCGTGCGCCAGGATAGGGCACCGAACCACACGCAGAATGTTGCGCTGATCGCTGCTGCTCTGCCAGTGCATGACGTTCAGCCAGGCGCAGTGCTCAAGCCGCCATTTCCCGCGCATGAATCCGTCACGTTTTGTATAGACAGGCACGAGAGGGATGCGCTTCACTGGGCTGAGCGTTCCAGTCCCACCTGTAGGCGCGTCCTCGTATTCGTCCTTGTCCGGCTTCTTCTTGTAGACCTCCCAGTCTACCTGCAAAGGCTGGCCCTGGGTGTCAAACTTTTGCACATAGCGCCTGATCTGCTGAGTTTTTTTCATACCGAACCCGTCCGGAACTGTAACCGTTTCCTGGATACGCAAGTCCACTAGGCGGCGTTCCCCGTTCACGACCTGGGAAGACATAAAAATGATGTCCGGCGCTTCAATTTCGCGCCAGTAAGGCCGCGCTCCTGCCCTGCGTTCTTGCGCCAGGTTGAGACCCTTCTGCAGGTTCGGGAATTCAACCAGGAAATATGCAATGCCGTACTTCTCTGCGTTCCGGAAGAGGGACTTAGCAAACACACTGAGGTTGTTCCCTTCAAGGTCCACGTTTTCAGCAAACTTTTTCTGTTCCTCGGTTGCGTCTTCGTCCAGCATGACGTCCCGCCTGAACACGGCCCCTGTGAGGTCGTCCAGGCATTCGCTGAATCCTGGGTAGAAGTCGGTCCGGTGGAGCCTCACCTCATACGCTTGGGGCTTTTCCTTTGGTTCCTTCGGTAGGTACTTCACTTCCTGCTTGATCATAGCCTTGCGGCCCTTGTCCAGGTCACGTGCAAGCTGGAAGTCATCCTTTTTGTTTGCGTAGTAGTCGTCCGGCGTGTTGATCTTTGCCTTTTGCTGCTGCGTGTTTACAAGCTGCATGGTTTACCTCTCTGTTAATTTAATGACCCGCTGAAAGTGCCGTGCTGTTTCTTCATGATCCGGTAGCGCGTTTCGTCCGCTATGTGGTCTTCGGTGTTTGTGTCTATGTCGTCCGGGTTTTTCTGGTCCCGTTGCATGAGCGGAACTATTGATATCCAGGATCTGCATGTATCGAAAATGTACAGGCCTGGTTTTTCCAGGGGGTGTTTGACGCTGTTTTCCATCATTTCGCGCATGAGCGCCCACCCGTTGATCCTGCTGCCTGGTCCTTTGTCGCATTTTTCCCAGTAGACGCCAGCAGCTTCCATTTTTTCAGCTATGGATTTTTCGTCTTTGCCGATCCCTGTGGGTTTCGCATATATGCTTGAGTCAGCTGGGCCTGGTTCAATCGCCAGGTCGGCCAGGTGTCCGGACCGTTGCCGGTCTATGATTCCTTCTGCAACCGCGCTCGGGGCCATCATCAGGCCTGTGTCGTCTTCGAATTCGGAACAGCCGTACCACTCGCTGATCCGGAACAGGGTTCCAGGGGGAACACACCAGGTCGATCCGTCCGCGCGTTTGAACTCTTCCCCGTTTGATTGCGCCCACCATCCCACACTGAACGGTTTAGCGCTGCCCCAGTCAAAAGCTCTGTTCACCATCCAGCCCGGCGGGATCTCGAACGGCTGCACAACATGGATGTCCTTATCCCAAATGTCGTCAAACATGCCGCCCGCTGTGATGTCCCAGTTCCCATTGGCCCATGCTTGCTTGAGATATTCAGGCAGACCTGCCGTGATCCTGATAATATAGGTGGGGTCCTGCTCAACCAGGGCTTTGTTGTCTTGGTAAAGAGAAGGCAGGAAGCACCTGGAAATAGTCATGCTTTGGCCTTCGAACTCTTGCCGGGCGTAGTGAATCGTCATAGGGGGCGCAGGATCTACAAAGCGCTTTTTAATCCAGTTGTGCCCGGGTCCGCCAGGGTTGCAGCTGGCCACCCAGCGCAGAGCATCGGGCGGAACTTTCGCGGAACGTAGACAGGCATACAGTTTGTCGATCGGTGCCGGAGACGGCCAGTTTCCCAGTTCATCGAATCCCATCCATGTATATTCATGCCCCTGGTAACGTTCCACGTCCTTGTCACGGTCAAGATAGCGCATTTTCAACCGTGCGCCGTTCTTGAAATACCAGGTCTTTTTAGAGTCTTTCCACTTCGCGCCAAAAAGCGGGAAAATGCGGTCAGACTTTTCTATCAGGTCTTCCAGCTCGTCATAGGTGCGCCGGAAAATTATTCCCTTTGCGTCCGCCTTCCAGCGCTCCGCGTGGGCGAGCCAGTCAAGCAGCAGCCCGTATGACTTCCCGCCGCCTCGGCCGCCACCAAAAAGGATTTGATTAGCAGGGCAGCAAAGCAGTTTCCACTGCGGCCCTTCTTGTGCTTTTATGACTTGGATATTTTTTGCCATGACTCTTCCGTGCACATCTCCGGCGCCACAAACACCGTTGAGCTGCCCTCGTCTTCCTGCGCACCAGACTGTGAGAGGGCCAGGTAATCGTGCAGCAAACGCAAGGCCGCTACTTTGTCGTGCATCTTCAATTTCATGCCATAGCGGGTGTCTGAAATCTCAGAAATGGCTGTGCGCGCCTCTTTCGAAACCATCACATCAGGCTTAAGTTTCCAGATTGAGCCGTCCCACTGAACAAAGTTTGAAATGTTTGAAAACGCTATGCGGCTGGTTTCGCGCAGAACCATCCACGAACGGATCTCTGCTCGCTCCATCAGTTTTTTGGTTTCCGCCTGAATAGCGGCCTTGATCTTCGGGTTAAGCAAAAGTTTGTACGCAATGCGCGCAGCTGATTTCGGAGAATATCCTGCCCTTATTGCAGCCTGGGTTCCGTTCAAATCAACCAGGTACTCCACAACAAAGCGCATCTGTTTAGGTGTCAGCTTGTCGCCTTTCATAAAAAAAAGCCCTCTATAAAGGGCTCGAATTTGCCGTATTCGGCAGAAAGCTGGTTCTATATGTCG